ATGCAAAGAAACCTTTGTTCATATTCATGAACGGGCAGATAAAATCTATCAAGCTTATACCACTGGGGAACAGTTAATGTCAGATAAAGGGCGGTCTTGGATGAAAAAGAAGAAATGTCCTGACTGTTCACCCGCACATTTTGATAGGCGAATGGATTGTGTTCAGTATCTTCGTTGGCGGAGTGGTTAATGACGTGGGAAGCGTACTTAAAAAACGAAGAAAGAAAATAAAGAGGCATCGTTGGAAAAAAAGACAAAAAGCAAACCGGCACAAAAAGAAAAAACGGTAAAAGATATAAACGTCATTAGTGACCTCACTGAAAAAGATGAGGTGTACAAAGAGGCGTATAACGACCTTATCTTCTTTGGTCGTGCATTCCTACCTCGTGACTTTCTAAATAAGAGTGTTACGCCTGAGTTCCACAGGAACGTAGCCCAAAAACTAATTTCCACCAAGCCCGGTGGAAGATTGTGTAATATCCTACCTCGTGGGTTTGGTAAGAGTATTCTGGCCAAAGCGGCTATTATGCATAAGATATGCTTCGGGGAGAAGGACAGCCATCAATTCATTGCATGGGTAGGTGAGGAACAGGGTCAGGCTATAGATCATCTGAAATACCTGAAGAACCACATCGAGATAAATAAGAAGCTTAGATACTATTTTGGCAATATGGCTGGCGATTCAGCCGGTAAGCGGTGGACGGAGAAGGATATCGTCACAGCCAAGGGAGACAGGATCATAGCCAAAGGTACCAGCCAGAGGCTCAGGGGTCGTACTGAGGTGGATGTAAGGTATACTGGTGTCGTCCTTGATGACTTCGAGTCCGAGCTTAACACTAAGACACCAGAACGTAGAGCCGAGATCAAGAAATGGGTGGTATCTACGGTATATCCAGCACTTGAGGAGTCTCCGGGCAATGAAGGTTGGATATGGCTCTCTGGTACTATTGTGCACTATGACTCGTTTCTACAGATGATATACGAAGGTTCTGAGGAAGCATTGAAGACAGGACGTAAGTATCCATGGGATGTAACATTCAAGCGAGCCATGGAAGAGGGAAAGCCTATCTGGAAGGATCAGTTCTCTTACAAGAAGCTGGAGAGGAAGCGTCAGGAGTTTATAGAGGCTGGACTTGTCAACAAGTTTGCTCAGGAGTATATGAACGATGCTCGTGATATCTCCAACGCCTCTTTCAAAACCGACAAGATCAAGCATCACAGCTTAAAATTTGAGTGTCATGGCAACTTCGGCTATTTAATGGATGGCAATAAGGCTATTCCCATACATACCTATATGGGTGTAGACCTTGCACACACAGCCACGAAGACTTCTGATTATCAGGTTATACTGGTACTGGGTGTGGACTCTGATAAAAATCGTTATGTTATAGAGTATTTCAGGGATCGCATACCTACATTTGATATGCCAGAGCGGATTCTAGCTATGGCACAAAAATATCGCCCTATGAGAAGGGTAACAATCGAGACGGTAGCGGCACAGGAGATGGTGAGGGATATGGTTACGAGGATAAGCGCAAAGGATAGAAGGCTTATCCCCGGCATATTTAAGGGTGCAAAGCCGCCTCCCGGCATTAAAAAAGCTGACAGGCTGGAAACAGCACTAGGGCCAGTGGTCAATAGTGGGAAGCTGTACATTCGGAGAGACATGACTGAGATAGTGGATGAGTTCTTTGAGCATCCTGTACCCAAGCATGATGATATCATGGATGCCCTGTACTACGCCGACTATTTCTCACAAGCCCCAAGAAGCGGGGCTATGGACGTATCTGACCTTTCGCCGGAAGAGTCAGGGCGGGATTTTAAGTTTACTAAAGCTTATAACTGGCTTACCGGCGCAAGAATTACTTCTTGACATTTTAGCGACGAGCGGTGTATATTTACGCCGCTACTTACTGTTTAATATTTTATTTAACTTTTTTTAGTTTATAGGACTCTAAGTATACGAAGTGGCTATTGGGAATTTTAGCTCAAAAATAAGAATGGCAGAACAGGTCTACGGCCTTCAAGGAGGGCGTATTCCTAAGCGTGACGAATTAGAGACAATGGTGTCTCCTATGGGTCTGAGCCGGAGTTTTCTGGATGTGGATCAATATGAAGCTCCAACGGATGTTGTTCAGGATGTTAGAAAATTATCTAAGGCCATGCTTGGAGACCCTCGTAAGACAAGTCCCTTCGCTGAACCCTTAATGGGGTTTACCCAACAAGAGACACAGGTACCGCTCAGTATTCCACAGCCATCAGGCGTGAATGTGGAAACCCCCGAAGGAAAATCAAAACTTTTACAGATAGCACGAACTGAGGGGTGTTTGGAAGGGAATAAGACACCCAGAGAAATTGTGCAATGTGTATCTGAGGTTCGGGACACGGAACCAGAGGATACCATGGATATGTTGGAAAAGGAATATGATATTAGTTTTACTGGTGACAAGCAAGAAAAGATGAATATCATATTGGATGTCATACTGGAAATGAACAAGAATAAGCTCCCCAAGGGAAACTTTCCTCAAAACCCGCAAATACAAGGGGCCAAGAAACAGTCAAATATTTCTCAATCTAACCTACCTCTTCGTTATCAGTCCTTCGGGGATATGAACAAAACTTATTAATGCCCATAGAGCTAGACCCAAGAGCAAAGGAAAATCAGGAGCTTTATCGCCGGTGGCGTGATGCTCGCAAAGACTGGGAAGATGAAGCCAGAAAGGACGTGGATTTCTTTCTTGGTAATCATTTTACCGCTGGTGAGTCCTCAGACTTGTCAAGTCGTAATCAAGCTGATATTCCTATGGACAGGGTTGCACCGGCTGTTGAGAAGTTTAAAAGTATGCTCACAGCTAAACCTCCAGTGTTTACAGTTATTCCACGTGAAGACTCAGATTCTCAAGTATCTCAGATATGGCGAACAATACTGGGTTATGTCTGGGATGTCTCTGATGGTGATGCTCAGATGAAACAGGCTATCCATGACTATACTGTCACAGGTCTTGGGTATTTGTATGCTTATGTTGATAACAACGCAGATTTTGGTAGAGGTGACGTCAAGTTCACATACGTCAATCCGTTTCGTGTTTATGTTCCACCTGATTGTCGGGACAGGTGGTTTACTGATGCTGATGGCATCATATTATCTACTATACTGACTGGTGAGCAAGTCGTTAACCTCTACCCGCAATTAGGCGATCAGGTTGATCCAGAGACTGGTGAGATGATACCCGGTCTTATTCATGACCTTTCCACTGTTCTGGAAGAAGACTATCCAGAATCTACCTTGCAAAATTCTATTCGTGCGTTTACTCCGGCAGAGACCAAGGATAAGAACTGGTGGGGACAGGAAAAATACCAGATTCTAGAGCGGTTTTATCCTATTACAGTACCTTTTTATCGTGTGGTGGATTCACAGACAGGTCAAGAGAGTATTATGGATGAAGAGGCTTTTTCAGTATTACTGGAAGAGAACCCCGGTGCTTTTGAGCGTGGGTTTTTGGAATTTGAGGAGATACAACAGCCTAGAGTAGCTGTATCAGCGTCCCTTGGAGAGGTGGTACTATATGAAAAAGTACTCAACATAGACATGTATCCTATCGTTCCAGTCCCCAATATCTGGACTGAGACACCCTATCCCAAATCAGATGTTTCTCGTGCGAGACCCATGCAAAGGCTTTTGAATAAGCTCTGGTCTCTGGCACTGTCACATGCACAGGCGTCAGCCGGATTGAAGCTTATTGTACCTATGGGATCAGTTCCTAACATAGAAGACCTTGAGCGGGACTGGTCAAACCCCAATGCTGTCATTGAAGTGGATACCACACAGGGAGAGCCACACTATCCGGCACCACAACCTCTTGCGGGAGAGTTCTACCGGTTGATCCAGCAATGTGAGTTCTATATAGACTTTTCATTTGGAGTTCCGGAGATGATGCATGGGGTACCGGACAAGGCACCGGAAACAGTACGGGGCACAGAACGTATGATTGCCCTAGGGTCAGAAAGACCAAAATCAAAGCTCAGGGACATAGAATTTAGTATTAACAGGTTGGGACGGGTACTGTATGGTCTTGCTAAAGGCCACTATACCTATAAAAAAGTTTTTACCCTTGCTCAACCAAACAATGATGAACCGGGTATCTCTGTCAACTTGTATGATGATGTGGGCAATGCGGTCAATGATATCTATAAAGACAGATTGAATATAGGTCAGCATGATGTACGCATACAGCCCGGCTCTACACTTCCCGAAAGTAAGTGGGCTATCTACGATGTATATCTACAGGCCTTTCAACTTGGTCTCGTTGACAGGATGGAAGTACTAGCCAAGAACCCAGAAATATTTGACAAGGCTGGAATTATGCAAAGATTAAATGATTATGATCGCTACGAGGCGCAGATACAGGGTCTACAAGGTCAGGTTCAAGAACTTGAAGGAGACCTACAGACCGCTAGACGTGAGTCTGTACATGACCGTATGCGTGTTGAAGTAGCAAAACTTAAGAGTAAGCTGTCTGACATTTCTTCCAGAGGTGAAGCAGACAGGAAAGTAAAATCTGCCAAAATGGATACCGCTGTCAAGCTCGGTGAGCGTGACATTAAAGATGCGGTAAAAAGTATTGGCGGAGATTAACAACAGGCAAGAAAGGGAGCCCTCAAAATGGGCGCCGAGCCGGTCACTAAAGGTGACGTTTTGGTGTGGGAAATCCGTAAGGGGTTCCGCCCAAAGTCCAAAAACATCTAGGAGGTGAATTATGGCAGAGGCAACTACACAAGAAGCAACTGAGTATTCGGGAATCACAGACGTGAATGCCGGGCAGGTTGCCGACACAGGTTCTGATTATCAGTACGCTGGTGATGAGACAGGAGAAACTGACTTTTCAAGTTCAGACTATGACACAGAGGCCAGAAAGTTCCAGTCCATGTACGACCGTGAGGTCGCTAAAAACAAGGAAATGGGAAAATATGAGCCACTCATAGAACTGTTGGAGAGCAGACCTGATCTGGTGCAAACGCTCCAGACAGCGATTGTCGGTGGACAGCCAGCAACGGCACAGCAGAAAAAGATATCTGAAGACGAGTTTAGCCCTTGGAAGGCCTTTTTCGACCCCCGTTCCGAGTCTTATCAGCATGTCCAGAAGGAGATGCAGAAAGCGGTGAATCGTGGGGTTCAACAGCAGATGGGTGCTGTTAAAGAACAAGTGTTTATGAATGACCTTAAAAGGGATTTGAAAGAGAACTATAATTTCAACGACAATATGGTTGATGATTTTGTACAGTTTTATTCTACTCCTAAAGAGGATTTACCATTCGAGGCGCTTGTTGATGTGTATTTAAAGACAAATGGAAGTGAGGATAGGTCGAAGCCTTCTTCGTCTTTAGATATTGTTCGAGCAAACAAGCAATCTCCAAGAAGTGCTGGTATTGTTCAGGGTCAAGCCCCAAGACCGAAGTCCGAAAAGGATCAGGTATGGGACGGGATCATGAACGCATCAAACGCACGGAGATTGCCTTAATGTAATACGGAGATAAATAATGGCAATAAACGTAGGCCAAACAAGGTCTTTCGATCCGGGTAAAGCTTCAACGTCAGCCGCTGGTTCAGGTACTCTTACAAGTGTAGGAACTGCCCCAGATACCAGACGACTATACGATTTTAGCGACCGGGTAGCGGAATTGTCCCCAGAGGAATCTCCATTCTTTGTTTACCTCAGCAAAATGTCCAAGGTACCAACCGATGATTCTGTATTCCGATTTTTGGAAGACAGGTCAAGGATTGATTGGACGAGTCGGAACTTTAACATTCAGACTACTACTGCCAGTGATGTGACAGTGGGATCAAAACATGATCTTAACGTAGATGACGGTTCAAGCTCACCGATCAAATGGTTGGTCAAGGGCATGGTCTTTGCACTTGAAGCAGATCAAACCGCACAGTCTCATATCATTTTTAGAGTTGAGACTGTTTCGCATGGTAGTACGAATACTAGCATTGAAGCCAAGTGTGTCGCTCTTTCTAACTCCGCTAATGACGGAACAAACTATAACGATGTGGAAGATAATGACGAATGTCAAGTTATCGGTACATCGTTTCAAGAGGGCTCCGGTTCTCCTGATGTTTGGTCAAGTGAAGTAGAAGACGATTTTGGGTACACCCAAATCTTTAAGACTGCCGCTGAGTTAACCAATACAGCTAGAGCCACGAATTATCGTGGTTATGCTGATGAATGGCAACGAGTCTGGGCAATGAAACTCAGAGAACATAAGGTGGATATTGAGAGGGCTATGCTCTTCTCACACCGTGCTCGTGTCGATGGTTATCAGTATACTGAAGGTATTGTGGGTCACATTCTAAAGAATGCCACGGCGGCTAGTTCCGCTTCATATACTTCAGGTGCTCCTTACCATATGACGCTTGCTAGCACATCTTTTACCTACGATCAGTTACTTGGTGACTTGCAGGTTGTTTTTGACCCCGCTCGTGGCGGACAGTCAGATAAACTTGCCCTTGCCAGCTTGCCGGTTGTGACTTATATGAATAAAATGGGGGCCACAGGGTTTGTAACAAAATCTGCTGGTGCTTCCGAAGATTATCCATTGAGATACAATATGGATGTTATTCAACGTGAGGGGTCTTTCGGTCACAGTGTGATGCAGATTGATACCATTCACGGTTCATTGTCACTGGTGAAAGAACCTTTGTTTAGAGGTATTGCAAGTGGTTTCTTGCTCATGGTTGATATGAGTCAGTGCGCCTACCGACCCTTGGTTGGTAATGGCGTTAATCGTGACACTCATGTTATTACGAACGTACAACAAGCAGATGAAGACCTGAGAAAGGATATGATCATGACCGAAGCCGGTTTAGAGGTCACTATTCCTGAAACTCATGCTCTTTATGCTTTTACCGATCTTTAATAGGAGATTGTTATGAGAGCTGATGTATTAAACCAAAATAGTTCTTCCTATGATGGAAAAACTAGAGCTGAAACTATTTTCGAATGGGACTACATTAACTGTGCTCCACCTGTGTTATCATCTTTTGGCAATTCAGCAACTGATGTTTATGCGGATGGAGATAAGTTCGGTGCTCTCTGGCCGGGGCCAGATGGCGACTTATATCCAAGTGTAGCATCTTGCGTAGGTGCTTTCACAGCAGTGGGAACTATTCCCAATGTTGATGGAACTGTACCTGCAACAGATACAAACGCTACAGTAGCAGGATTAAACCTGCAAATGGATGCCGAGACTGCTGATAACACTGGAGTTGAAATAGTCTTCAGTGGTAGTCAGTTTGGTAGTAAAAGCAACAAGATTGTTGCTGGTACACATACCGCTACTATTGATGTAACATGGAATAATGTAGACTGGACTGATTACGACGCTTGTGCAGTGGGACTGAGAAAGGGTATAGAGTTTGAAACAGGACATGGTGGTATTCTAGCGGCGGCTAGTGGCGACCCCCTGTATACTGACTATGTAGCTTTTGGTAACATGCAAGCTGATATGATATCTATCGCTAGTGCTTTGAATGATGGTGGACGTACTTATACGGATACCGGTGACAATCCAGCGGCGAATCATAATCATAGGTTCGTAATTAACCTAGATTCAGATGGTGCAGTTACATATAAGCATATTTCTGCACAGCCAATGAAGACGGGAGCATTAGCGGCTCCTACCACAACTGCGGCATTCACTTTTGATAGTGGTGATGTGCTTGTGCCCTATATGATAGTGCAAGGTAAAAATGCCGATAGTGCTGTCTATTTGAAAGCCCTAAAGATCACTCGTTCACCGAGTGTTGCGGGACATAGCGTAGCTTAACGAAAAAAATCTGAAGTTCGGGGTTAGAATCCCGATATAAGGATCAGGTGGCTGGGGGGTCAAACCCCCTTCCACCTCTATGAAAACATGTATGCATTGTGAGAAACCCAATCCAGAAGGATGGTTTTATTGCAAGGAGTGTGGTCAACGGGCCGCTCCTCGGCTATATACAGTTAATGCTGTAGTAAGGGAGTCGTCTTGGGCACCAGCCATAAGACGAGACCTTATTGATTTCAAACATACAACTATAGAACAGTCTGTTAATGCTATGGCTAAGACAAAGGCTGATAAGTTCCATAAGAGGATTGTAGATGGCTTTAAAAAAAGCCGAGCTAGCGTCTAGGATAAAGAAACTTGAGAAGATGGCTCATGATCCTCAAAACTTTATGGATAAGTATCAACAGGTTCTAGAGAAATTGAAAGTCATAGATGAGCGCTTGGAGAATATTGAAGATATATCCAGTAAGCGGTATCAGGTAGTTAAAGATAAGGAGAAATAGCTATGCCAAAAGGCCCCGGAACATACGGTAGGAAGGTTGGAAGACCGCCACTAAAGACAAAAAAGAGAAAAAAAGCCAAGCCTGTGAGACGTAAAAGGATGTCGAGGAAGAAATAATGGCTAATGGCTTAGGAGTTCATTCAGGAATAGATAGCCTCTTGGCTTCGGCATCTTTGCAATTACATCAGGAAAATGGTCAGACCAAGCAACCATCTATTGAAAATATCCTTCTTGCAAACAAAGATAAGAACTTTGTTCAGCGCATTTTAGATCGTTCATTGAACTTTGGCAAAGAAGTATTTATAGAGGGTGATCCTAGCCCCATGTCTCATTTTATGATGCAGGTTGATAATCTGGTTATTCCTAGGGTGGTTGATAGGGGAGAAGAGGTGAATGGTCAACCAATGCTTTCCCTTCTTACAGTGGATGATGCTTATGATTTCGCACTACAAACCGGAGAATATATACAAATGAATAATGATGAAGAGGCTCTTTGGTTCTCTAAACATTATAAAGATTATTGGGGGCAACAAGAATAATGGCTAACGAACTAAGAATTGAAGCTCAACTGGA